CACGTAAGGAGTCGTCGGCAGCGTCAGATGTGTATAAGAGACAGCTTTATAGAAAGCAACTACGAGGTAGGCAAGCGCACGCATAATAGCATTTTTAGTTCGGAACTTTATGCGCCAGATGTAAAGAAGCAACTAAAGCTAATAAAGAATAACGATGTAAAAGTGGTTAATATTATTCGCAATAAAGACCAGGTATTAGCTTCCGATCATGGCTACGTTAGCGAATCCAGATATTACGAATCAGTAGCACAGGCATTTTATTATCGTGATTACATTGTAACTACTGTTTATTATTCTGAACTAATCAGCAACCCTGACCAAGTGCAACAAGTATTAGCAAATAAGTTAGGGCTAAAGATATTACACAAGTTTAGCGAGTACCCCAATTTTATAGATGCCAGCCAAGAAACAACTATTACTGGTCTTAATATGGAATTAAGGCCAATAGGCGCACCTTACAAATAGTGTTACATTTGCAATGTGAATCAACGACAGCTAATAGCATACTGGCGAAAACAAGATCGCAAGAAACTTGCCTACGAGCGCAAGTATATACGGCGTTTTAGGCGTGCGTTGTCAAATCAAATCAAGCCAGTTTTAGATTATATCAATCAAGCGCAAGATCCTCGCATAGTTGTAACCCAGCTTGACACACTAATTACTAAAGACGAAATAGAAAAAGTATTTACCGATTTACATTATGAGGTCGGTTTAGACTTTTTAAGATCATCGGCGCAAGGGTTAAAAAGCAGCTATGGCATAATGATTACCAAGCAAGATGAAGATGAAGAGTTTTTAGAATTGTGGCAGCTAATTATCCAGCGATATCTTAGAGAAGATGCCCTTGATGATATTGTAACCATATTAGAAACCAGCCGAGATGATGCGCTGCGTATTATTCAAAACATCATTAGCCAGGGTTTAGAAGAGGGCTGGGGCATAGATGAATACAGCCGAGAGATGCGCAAGCAGATACCTAAAGAATGGCGCAAGCGTTTATTCAGAGCTGAAGTTATAGCCAGGACAGAAACTGGAGCAGCAGCCAGCTTTGGTAGTCATAAAGGCGCACTAAGCACAGGGTTAGAATTTGATAAGGTTTGGATTGCTATTTTAGATAAAGCAACAAGAGATAGCCATAGGTCCATAGCTGGCGAAAGGCGCAAATTGCGACCAGACGAAGCATTTAGCAATGGGCTATTATACCCAAACCAAAAGGGCGCACCGGCAGAAGAAGTGATTAACTGCCGATGCAATGTTGGTTACGTTAGACCGCTGTAGTTATCCTTCCCTTTTTATATACTCCTCAATTAGCCTTCTACCTTCGGAAGCCATCGATTGATTTTTGCGAGTACATATCTTTTTGTAATCCTCCCACATCTGGTCACTTACCGTAAACTTAATTATTGGCATTTGCCTCATTGGTCTGTTTTGGTGCTAATATAGCACATTTGGCATTTTTAAGGTATGATTAGATTTAATTTTGGTGCAAATGTTTACCGATACAATGTCAGAAAGCGACAAAGACGTTAAAAATAAAGGCAAGGTCATAGACTGGAAAGAAGTCTTAAAACGTCATAAAGAAAAGATGGAGGCTAAAGAAAAAGGCGAAATTGTAGAAAAATGATTTTAAAAGAACTGGAAAACATAGATAGCCCCGAAGAGCGCAAAGCCTTTATTATTGAAAATAAAGAGGATATACTAAAGGCTAAAAAGCGCGAAATTAAATGGGCTGATCCAGTTTACTTTCCTGCAACCATCAGCAAAGAATCAGCTAATAAAGTAGAAGCCTATAAAAGTAACATTTTTGAGATAGTAGGAAATTCTGCCGGCTTTATGGATAGCCATATGGATGTTTCTATTCGTGGCAGCTATGATAAGACAGTACAAGAAGCAGCCAAATACGCACCATTCTTAGAGAATCACAACCACACACCAAAAGGTATTATAGGAAAGAACCTGGGCGTAGAGGTGCGAACAATGCCTATTAAGCAGTTAGGATACGAAGCCGAAGGCACTACCGAAGCATTGGTATTTAAAGTAGATCCTTGCTATGATGCTAAAATGAAGATGCTTTATGAAGAGGGCGAAATTAAGCAGCATTCTATCGGGTTAAAGTATGTAAAGATTGAAATGTGCGTAAATGACCAAAAGGATGAGAAGGGATATGCAATGTGGGAAAAGTATTACCCAGAGGTAATTAACAAAGAAGAAGCAGACGAAGCAGGGTATTTCTTTGCAGTCTTAGAGCAAAAAGTATTTGAGGTAAGTGCGGTATTATTTGGTAGCAATAGCTACACACCGCCATTAAATAAAATTAACTCACTCGATGAAGAGCCGCATAGCACTCTCGATAAAATCGAGCCGAGTTTTGTGATTGAAGGATTTAATAACACTTTTAAACTGAATTAAAATGTCAGATTTTGATAGCAAAAGCCTTGGCGAAAAGCTGGGCGAGGAACTCAAAGGCAAGCTAGATCTCGCAGCTAAAGCCATTGAAGAAAGAAACGAAGGCCGTGTAAACGACCTTAAAAGCGAGATTGATACCCTTTCTAAGAAGTGGAAAGAAGAAGTAGAGAAGATGCCAGAAATGCAAAAGCAACTGGATAACATCTCCAGCAAACTTGCTACCGCAGAAAAAGAACTGGGTAATAAAGCTGGCGCAATCAGCAAAACTGCTGCCCAAATCCTTAAAGATTCTTTTGAGGAAGACCGCAGATTGTTTGAGCAGCACCAAGCACACGGAACAGGCCTTGGCACTAAGTCATACGAATTAAAAGCAGTTGCTGATATGACTTTTGCAAGCAACGTAACGCAAACTGCTGCTGCTGTTGTTGATCGTCAGTATATTCCTGGAATCTTTGACAACGTACGCCGTAGAGAGCGTATTCGTCAATTCATTCCTTTTGGAACTATGATTGGTGATAAAGTAGTATATCGCAAAGAAAGCGGAACAGGCGAAGGTACTGTTGTTACTGTTGATGGTGCTGGTGCTAAGCCACAAATCGACAAGGACATCATTACTGCTGTTGCTCCTGCTGTTAAGATTGCTGCTTATAGCAAGATTTCAGAAGAGATGCTTACTGACCTTGACTTTGTAAGTTCTTTCGTTACTTTCCAAGTAACTGAAGATGTTTACGACAAAGAAGATCAGCAGCTCCTTTACGGTACTGGCGGTACTGGCCCTCAGCAAATAGAAGGTCTATCAGTAGCAAGTGGCGTTCTTACTGCGGCTAACTTGCCTTCTGGTTTGACTCTTTCTAACGTAGATCATAAGATTGATGCAATTATAGCTGCTGCTGCCACTCTGGCTGCTTCTAATTATGTTGCCGATACTATCTTGGTTCATCCAGTTGATATGTACGACATCATGCTTCTGAAGGATACCGCAGATGGTCAGTATCTAAACCGCATCAACTTTACTACTGATGGCCGCTTGGTTATCGCTGGTTTGGTTGTAGGTCAATCTACTGCTATTACTCAAGGTCAGTTCTTAGTTGCTAACATGGCTCGTGCCGCTCAAGGATTCCAGAGAGCAGGTCTTTCTGTACGTTTCTACGATCAAAACGAGGATGATGCTATTAAGAACCTTGTAACTATCGTTATCGAAGAGCGTTTGGCTCTGGCCATTGGCCGTCCAAGCGGTATCTTCTACGATGCTTACGCAGACGTAACAGCAGCAACCTAATAATGATTAATTGAACTTGGGGAAGTTCAACGGTGAAGGAAGGGGGCGGTAATTCTGCCCCCTTTTTTTTATTAATTTAAATGCGAATAAAATGGCAAGTATGGAATTGGTAGTTTTAAAAGAACACGCACGAAGCGATAGCTATGGCACTTATAAACCCGGAGAGCGATACTTTGAGAATCCTATCCGCGCTAAATTTCTCATTGATAGAGGATTTTGCAAGGTCTATGAAGTTGCTAAAAAAGTAGAGCCAACAAAGGTTGAAGAAGCACCAAAGCCAGTTGCAAAAAAGAAAGGCCGCCCATCTAAAAAGAAAGAAAATGAGAACGGAAGTAAAGGTAGTTAGTACAACCGGATCTGAGCCAATAACTGCTGCTCAAGCAAAAGCATACTTAAAACAAGAGTATGGAGTAATAGCCTCTGAAGATGTTATTATTGAAAGGCAGATTACTGCTGCTCGCCAGCTATGCGAAGCCTATATTGATAGTTCCATTGTAGAGAAAACAATACGCACTACTTTTTTTGAGTTTCAAGAATGGGATTATTACAGCGATGGCAGCGTAGTATTAGAACTGCCCAGAGGCCCAGTAAAGAGCCTAACAAGCGTTAAAAAGCAAGTGCCAGGCGTAAGCGATGAAACATTAACGCTGAATGGCAACTATTATAAATTAGGGCAAGACTGGCCACGAATAAAAGTAAGCGTAGCGGCTACGGTTACTACTTCTGCTGCTTATGATACCGATGGTTATTTGGTTGAATATGTAGCTGGAATGACCAGCGTAGATGCTCCATTGGTTGAGGGTATGCTAAAGACTATCGCTGATATGTATGTTAATCGCGGTAATGAAACCGTAGAAGGAAGCGTAGCACAGCTTACTTACGATGCTAAAATGCTTTGGAATCCTTACCGACAAACAATAAACGCATGAACCCAGGCAAATTAAATGAGCGCGTAAGGTTGCTAAGAATGGATGAAGGCACATCCGATGGCAGAGGCGGTTATACC